CGTATACCTTGTTACAATTCACATCTACGTACCCCACCTGGTTACATCACTTCATCGACCATGCCTTCCGACTCAGATAAATCTGCCAAAACTAACAAGAAGGAGGATACTGGGAAAAGAATCAGCGATGCGGCGGGCACTCCTTTCTTGACTTCCTGGGGGCAGCAAGGGTCAAACATCCTTGATCAGATAGCGGGAGAACAAGAGCAAGGTTCAGGAGATGAGTCCTCAGATGGGGGTAGTCGTCTCGGACATCCGGCAAGCGAGCAGACTTATCTCCTCACAACTGCTGACAAGGAAAACGTCTACCAGCACATTCTCAAGAAGCTCGGCCAAGGAACGAACTCTATTGGACAGTACATCAAAGATACGGTTGCTGCACATCTCCAGCTTCTGATCGACAGGATCTCCAACCTGGAGAAGCAGCCGCGCTCTTCGGGATTGACTCAGGCTCAATTGGGAGAATGGGACAAATTGAAAGAAGCCTACGAGCGAACCCTCGTCGAAAGAAACGATTTCGCAAACAGAATCAAGGCGATTGAAGATGAGAGAGAACGAGATCGCTCTGAGCTAGTCAAGATCATGACAGCCGCCGAAGACTTGATACACAAACATTATGCAACTCAAGAGACTGACCTTTTGGCCGAGCAGATTGTTGCCGCAAAGCTCGAGCTGAAAGATTTAAGCGAACAACTCGCCGAAGCCCGGAAGAATGCTCCTCCTCCTCCTCCTAGTACTGCGACAACTGCTTCTGTCCTTCCTGTGGCGACCAAGTCCGCGTCAGGTATGAGAAATGCGAACACGCGCAAACTTTGAACAACAAGTTTCAAATGAAACCGTTAGCGGTTTGTGATTTAAGAAAACTTAGGACAGAACAATTCATTTTTCCTACACACTTCAAAGACTAAACCTATCACTTTTCCTCGATTCTACCTTCCAATTCAATGGCTACCATCGGCAACAACGCGACTCAGGTTCATCGTGATCCGACTCATCTGCTCGAGTACTCGGATTTCAATCGTCCTGAACTGTATTCTCGAGGCTCTGCAAGCCGATCGAAGATTCCGGCGCGACTTCCTGCAGTCACCAGCGATAAGGCGGGAACTTTCTACTCGCCTTCGGGAAAACTCACTCTGCTGCGTGCAATTATCGCAGCTCTCCCCACCGAGGCTGACCAAGAGAACATTGTCGCATTAGTCGCATCGGCGGTCCAGATATGCACGAACAACAATGTGAACATGCTGGGCTTGAACGCAACCCCTCGCACTGTTAAAGTCCTCACTGATGCTGGAGATGCGATCAATTACGAAAGGATCGTGGATGCTGCTGCGACTCCACCTGTCGACGAAAACCGATTCGTCATCTCGTCCGACATTTGGGTCGCGCAAGTTGACCTCGAGAAACTCTTCGACTCCGGAGAACATGAGCTTTATGCGTACATCGGAATCCTCATGATTGCCGCAGTGAAGGAGCCCACCACTGAGAATCATACCTCCTTCACCACCAATCGAATCCGAGCTCTTCAGTCCCGCACTGATGAGAAACTCATCATCTTCGAGGGCGGCACTGACTGGACTAGCTTAGGTACTCTCCGCAGAGTGCACAAGGCTTTCAACGCCTACGGAAATCGACGAACTCACCTAGTCTTAGCGACAGCGAGATTGCAATCTCAGAGGATGGAAGGTCCGTCCGGAACATTCTTTATGAATTTCAAACTCCTGGAAGATTATGGATTCGGGCAATTGACCTTAATCAAATTGGCGTTGGCGGCGGGAGACTGGGTCAGGGATGAGTTTCCTGAGATGAGAGCTGAAAGATTAGCATGGATGGGGGCAGTCCGCAGTATCATGGCGGCCCCTGAGACCGACCGTCCTTTCCTGAAAGCGGCGTACGGAGACCAATTTGTACCCGCCGAGCCTGGAAGCATGAATATGCTATTGGGACTCTCGAAGGAGATTATGGCACGTTTCGATCCTAGATGGAGAAGGTTCGGAGGAGGAAGATTGACTGACTCTCAGGTCGGTAAGGTCAATCAGTATCTTGGTGAGATGTCCGTTCATGTCGACGCGATTGCTGAGACCCACGCGTAAATAGATACGAGATATCGCTAAATCCTGAGGGAAGGTAGAAGAGAGGGATTTGTTATAATTTAAGAAAACCTAGGACAGAAAATACATCATGGATATCAACGAACTTCCAATCAGAGTCAACTTCACTCAATCAATCAAGAAGTACACCTCTCTGGGAGAAAGACCTGCCTCACACGCACAGGTCCTTCGTGCACTGCTCTTCACATCCTTTTCCAATCCCGGGGTCGTATCTGACATCGAATCTGCGAAAAGCTTGTATGCATTCATTTGCTCACTTGCTTGTCAGTCTCCTGTTCTGCTATTCTTCGAGACGGATCTTCGGCAGGCAGAATATCAGGGATTACTGTCATGCAGAGAAGGACGAAAGTATTCTGTCGAACTTGCAGAAGATCATCGAATCGTAATACTTCCTCTCGACGCACCGTTTGGAATGGACTGCTGCCACGCTTCCTCATTGGTTCTGAGAGCAATTCTCGGCGAGGTCTCCATTCTAGCGAGAAATGATGGACTTGAAAGAGAGATTCTAGAAGGGCCTGCGTCGAAAACTGAATGGATTGTTAGTGGAGTGAAGGATCTCTGCCTGATGCTCAATTTCCATTTGCCCGGAAAAGATAACTCTCAGAAATGCAAGATATGGGAAACTGTCTGTCGACACATCTCCGGAAGTAAGGTGATCACCTCCTTGCCGTATCGTATTGCGCATTTCTTGCGTATGAAAATGCGCCCGGATGGTGATTCGATAATTCTCGAATATGTTCAGAGAGGAATGACTCGGGGCTGCTTGGACGGAACTCCATATGAACGTTATGAAGAAGTGCTCTACTTCACCCCTAAGCGGTCATGCGCACTTTATATTGCCACGCTTCATCTCCTTCTCTAAGGGACTAGCGTACCGTCGTCAGCTGATTTATAAAAACCTAGGACAGAAATTTTTATTCTCCTTACCTTCGACCTGCAACACTCGCACAGATCTCTCATCAATCTTCTCAAATAAGCAATGGCATCTTTCTTAGAAGGAATTGATACAACAGGCATCGACTTTGGAGCCGAACGAGACTTTTTTGACGACGAAGCAAGAGGCAACTCACGTGTGAGGAAAGTCGCAGAAAAACATCTCAATTCTCCCATCACTGTTACCTTATTGGAACGAATAATTGAATATTCTCATTCTGTCAAACTCAACTTCAAGAAATGGCCCAGCGCAGAAGGAGCAATCAACGCATTCTATCGCGAGTATCCGGATAAAGATTTCTCGTCTATTCGATCTCATCTGAAACATTGGGCTCTCATTATACCCAATACAGTACGTATTGCAGGAGCATCCGACTACCCGGCTCTCTTTCGAAAATTTAAGAAGGAAAGTGCTCTCCAAGAGGGATTGAAGCGAGCCACGGCTACCTTTAAACCCCAACTAGAAGCATACCTATCGTGGATTTCGGGAGCGATGAATCAGGAAGAACTCCAGCGGGCTCGAGCTGACCTGACCAATCATAAATTATCCGCAGAGACAATTTTCTGGGACACCCAGTATAATGGATGGTCGAGTATTGTCAACTCAATGAGATCAAGCGGGAATGATCGTCGAGAGCGTGAGATCGGATCAACCAAGATTAAATACACAAGAGATGTCTTGATGATGAACGGTAGTCTTCTATTTACGTATAATCAAATCCAGTTACTCCAAGATGTCTGTCTCGCTCGCAGAAACGTCATGCTAGGAATTGACTTACGCATAACTCGAGGGACGTCACCTCAATTAAGGGATCATATCTTATCATTACTCTCGTGGCAAGAAGATTGCTTATTGAAATATGGTAACGCCGGCTACGAACTTGTCAAAGCACCTGAGGGCTACATTAAGACTCATCTAACTAAGATAACGGATGGTGATATTCTTTATCCCTCGGCATGCACTAGAATGCTCGTGAAGTTGAGAGGGAAAGAAATCCTAATGAGCCTCGACGGTGATTCCCCATTAATTCGTCGACTGGAGAAATTAATATCTCCGATTACAAATATTCCTGATCTTGCCGAATTGTTCGGTCTCATCAAGCTGAGCGGTCATCCAACTGTATGGGCTGACAAGTCTGCAAAATCGGCTCGGGTGCACGGAACCAGCGCTGACACGTCTAGCCCTCTCGAAGTTGTACGACTACTAAGAACCGTTAAACACATGATTCTCTCGGGATATATTGACAAGAAAAATGACTGGCCACCCTTCATTGCACCTCCCGTACATGGTACGAAACTCCATATCCTCTGGTCTAGACGCGTCACTTCACTAGATATGAGTATGTACGACCTATCGGAATTAGATGAAGTAAGATTGTCGAAATTAGTATCCTTCGATTATTCTGATGACTACCTTAAATTCTTAGATGACAAAGCGATCAATCCGGGTGCACGTCTTGGAGGAACATTTTGGTTCTCAGGTGATGAGAAACCAAGACGCAGGTTAATGGAAGAGATTTTTTATCGAGATACCTTTAAGATTCGAGATGTATGTAAGTTATTCCAGGAGAATAAGGTTCCCGCGGATTGGAAGTACATTGAATTAACTCAGAAAGAGAGAGAACTTAAATGCGAGGCTAGGTGTTTCTGTAAACTACCATTTGACGTGAGATGTTTCTTCACATTAACGGAATATAATCTCGGAGAGGGTGTCATGAAGCAATTCTTCCCTCAACAGACTATGACAGACTCAGAATCATCCACGAGAGAAAAATTATTCCGCTCAGCCCATCTCACCTCTAAAGACGATGGACCTATCATCGATGAGATCGACTTGACCCGCTGGAACCTTCAGTGGCGCCCCTTGGTAGTAGAAGGCGTCGGAAGAATCATGAATGATGTTTATGGTGAACCTGGAATGTTTGATAAAGCGCATCGTTTCTTCCGCGAGAGCACTGTCATAATCACTGATAAACACTCTCTTCCTGATGGCGCTCGACCTGATCTACCAGTGTCTGAATGGCCGGAGTCAGATTTATTGTGGAGAAATCATCTAGGAGGATTTGAGGGAATCCAACAAAAACTCTGGACAATCGCCACTTTAGCGATGATCTACTCTGCATTGGACCGAGTATACAGACGTACGAGCGTGCGTGTTGGATTCACCCTTACAGGTCAAGGAGATAACCAAGTTTTAACATTATTCTTCCCGAAAGGCGCCAATAAAGCCGATTTACTTGATCAGATATTATACAACATTGAGTACGTGTGCAAAGGTGTGAATCAAATAGTAAAACCCGACGAGTGTATCGACTCTTCTACAGTATTGACCTATTCAAAGACTCTATTCGTACGGGGGGTACATTATCCTTATGTGCTAAAGTTTATCTCTCGCGCATTCAGAGAAGAAGACCTAGATGTTCCGTCGATTACCAAGGAAATATCATCTCTAATGAGTACGAGCATGGCGAACAGTGCACATATGAGACATGGGATATTATCTGTGTTGTTCGGTCTTGTGCTTTGTCACAACTCAGTGTACGAGATGAGAGATGATCCTTGCATCTCTCCTGCAATGAGAAATCGAATGAGGGGTTTGATTAAAGATGTTGAGTTTGCAAAATTCTTCTTCTCAGTTCCAGGCTCGTTAGGTGGTCTTCCCATTCAAACTTGGGGACGTACGTTAATACGAGGAGAGACAGACGATCTTTCGTGGGACGTAGCAGCCGCCGTTCGGACATGTGAATATTATCCTTTACTAGCTGCCGATTTATGGTTACTTTCGAACGGCGAATTCTCAAAAAGGGTAAATGTTAAGATGTTATTTGAAGACCCTCACTCTATTCCGGTAGATAGGCCGACTGATGAGACCAGATTAATCGAAGAGGCCGTTATAGCAGGTATGAATGGTGCATGTCGGAATATAGATATTCGCTCATTGTTTTCATTACATGTACAAGAGGAATACGATGTATTAAGTAAAGTCATGACAGAAGTGCGACCTCTCTATCCTTCAATAATGGCTGATATCCTAGAGGCAACACCTCGAGGGTTGCAGAAACGCATTATCGGAAAATTCGTAAAAACACGCACAGTAGTCGGCATGTTCCCCGAGGCATCCTCCTTTGTGACAGAAATTGATATCGCTAGCAGACGATTCATTACATATATGTACGAGCGATATTTGAAATGCAAGAAAATCGGAGCACGCCGTCAGAAGTGGTCAGCGTATAGTTTAACCGAACAGTTACGAGGACTATGGTTTCGCTCCGATAAATTACCTCGAGGTGAGGTTGGGAATATAGTAGGTATGTCGGTATACACACCGTTAGAATGGAAATTAAGTCGTGACGTCTTAACCGAACCGAACATATCTGTAATTTCTGAGAGCAATTGGTGCTCTCTAAACACGTCGGTTGGCCCTTTTCCTCCGAATTACGGTACAAAGACACGACAAAAACGCGACGAAAGAGGATTCCGGATAGTAGTCTCAGATAACACCACCCGAGACCTGAAGAAATTAGCATTACTCTCCTCACAACTTCAGACCTCTGGACATCTACACGATGTAATATCAAACATTGTGTCATCGAGAAGTCCATGGACACTAGACGAGATTTCCTCTGTCTTTCCCGCGGTGTTTGGAGGTACTGCGGCACATCGACATGATAATCTTAATACAAAACCTATGGGATTAAATACTAGTTTATCTGTGCCGTCTCATTTGATTTACTCGACAGATAAATCAGGCCAACTATCTCTAGGGACATTAGACTACCCTGTTGTATTCCAAGAATATTTCTTATCGCTAGCCTGTTTAGCCTCATCTTTCGCCGAATGGGTGAATCCAGCGCCGGTCGCGCTATCATTCAGATTATCAGATACTATGGAGCCCATTGATGATATTCCGCCTGTGCTTCCTAGCCCTGCATTAATCCAACCGACACGCCTCAACTCAATTCTCGCCTATGTCGACACGTTGTATGTTGTGGATGTAGGAAATAAGATTCCTGATCATATCCTCCCTCGCATAGACCCTAGATCGCAAGGAGTGTCCGCAGAATCAGTCATCTTCTCGTATTTTATGCACATGATGACCCGGGAAAGCAACACTAAGAAGGTACAAAATTCTAGAGAAGGAATACATGTTCCACGGTCTGAGATGGATATTTCTGAAGCGATTGGGGTCGGCCCGCATGCGTTAATATCCGGTGCAGCAGCTTTCGTCGCCTGCGAGGTAGCGTATAGATTGATGGTAGGACGAGAAGAGCAATTTTCGTATGATCTTGTAGATACTCTACTTTTCAGAGTGGCAAACCTAGTATCGCATACATTTGTACGCACTCTCCTACATGATAGGTTGATGAAAGAAAAATACGTAATATCTCTCGCAGCTGTCCTCCAACCTGGGGCGACCGGAGTATACGACTTGAACTTGCATGTAGTAGGAAGCGTCGTCAAGAAGGCTCGCTATATTCTCCGTTCGGATACAGCAATCTGTTCGTTTCGACCTCTAGGGTTCATGGATGACGAGATGCATATTCTTAACTTGTTACGCCGAGTAGCAGCGATCATATCTCTTCGATGTTCATTGAAGAAAAGCGCTGATAGGATGTATACTTCCGCACATAGAGGATGGGTGTTAGGAAACTTCCGACGGGCTGCAACCCCTTTATCAGTCAGACAGGTAGGAATCTCCACGGAAGTGATGATGGCATCTTTGATTGAACTCCTATCCGTAGAAGACAGAAGAATTCAAGAAGTGAAAGATGAGTTTATTCCTTACTTGAAGTCCTTCTCGATATCCACAGTTTCCGCAGAACTGTGCTTCCGACATTTCCGCGGGAGGGATCGCCGTCCGATAACTTCCTCGCCGCAACCGATAACACTGTATACTGCGGGGGGGCAGGTCAAATTTATGAAGTCTGATCAGATACATGGGTATCTCGAACCGCCTCAACCAATTAGGATGTCAACAGTTCAGAAAAATCTAAGAATCTTCTCGGAATCTAGTATGCGACCTTACGGAAGATACTCAAGTGTATTATCTCTATGGCTTCCTCTCCTTCAACGTCTCGATATCGAAGGGATGTCGTGTGTGTGTGTTGGGATTGGACGAGGTGGATCAGCCGCAGCGGCAATTCTACAAGGTATGACTGTGTTAGGAATTGAACGGAATGAGGATATTCCGAAGATTTCTCACAGATACACTGATTATAAGCCTGCTGAAGTAATCCAGGTTAGCGGCGCTGACCATTTCTCTTTCTTACCAGAGGTATTCTCGCAAAATCTCGACTGGACGAAGCGAGAAACTCAAGAATTAGCTCTCGGAAAAGCGGAGTTGGTTATAATTGATATCCAAACCGAAGACTCATTAACATCATTAATTCCCACTGAATTTGATGAAGATACAGTCTTCATGATCAGAGTCTTGTACACTCCAGAGAGACTTAGATATGAATTATCGACTCTAACGATTACTTCCAAGGTGTATCACGTCGGCGCTTTCTTTAAATCGAATCAGATAACACAATTCGTCATCACCTTTGATCACCCCGGACGCATGATATGGGCGGAGGGAAATTTCCGAAATACTATGGTTAATTCTCCCACCCGTCTATCTTTCTCTCGTGTTCCGCCCACGGAGTATGATATTCTAGAAGATCTTCTTATCGATTCTGGATTCGATCTTCCGGATCATAGTTTACTTTCATTGAGGACATTGGCTGTTGAATTGAAGCGATCGACATTAGCAACGCCTAAGGAAGACCCAGCTCGGTATCGCAGGCGATATCTAACACAAGCTGTACTTGAAGAGCTGGTCATGCTCAAGATGTCAACTGCGGAGGAGTACATGGTGCATCTCGAGAGCTGGCTGGACCATGAAATAGCGCCGTTCTTAGCTCGACACATTGGGAGGTACGTCGCGAGACACGCGGAACCCGAAGAGTATATCAAGATCTGTGAGCGGAGAATTGATAAGCTAGGGGATAGAAACGAGGTCCCAGTCCGAACCACTGAAAATGAGAATAGGAGATCCTGTTTAGTTGGTTAAATGTATTACAGGACTTTCAACTCAAGTTAATCTTCCCGGGTGTACTGCTTAAAGAAAAAATTAAAAATGAAACGTATATCCTATTTAACAAAACTTATGCCACTTTGCATGTTCTTATTTAGAAGGTGTGTCTTGATTAAGG